TCAAATGGATAATCTTCATATTCCTTCTCGCCATTTTCGAGCAATAACGTAGTAGATCCTCCCTCAGGAAAACCTATAGTTATACCCCAATTAAGCGGGTTTTTAATGAAGTTCACTTGAAGCATAAATAATTCTCCAGTGTTGTCAACCTCTAATCCGATGTTTACGAAATCAGATTTACGACTCACCTGAATTCCTCTAATATTCTTGTTCATACAAAATCCTCCTTTGTTTTATTTCATAACATAGTAGGATTCTAACGCGATTTTCAGTAACCCCTGTACGGAGGATATCCCTCTACTTTATAGAAATCCATGGTACCATTCTGGAAAAGCTTCTTGGTTTTACATCTGCCGTCTGGATACTCTTCTGGATCGGGAACATCACGTTCACATCGCTTGAAATATGGACAAGTAAGACATTCATGTAATCTTACAAGATCATTTCGATATATTGTTAATTTCTTCATAAAAATATCACTCCAATCTCTGACCGCATTTACTGCAGAAGTGATCAGTAATGTCTACTATATGAAAACATTCAGAACAACACAATTTACCATCGGTACTAATTTCCCGTTTCGGGTGGTTATACCTTTCTCGTAGATCTGAATATTCTTTTAAATTAGCGGCATTCAACGTATGAGTTGCCCCATGCTCAAGAATATCAATATTACCATCGTTATTCAGAGTCATGCCATGAATCGGTATGTCATATATAGCTTTCTGTAGCACTATCCGGGCTTCGTCAACTAATACACCGTGTTCTCTCATGTGTTTATTATCAAAACATTTACGTCCAGTTGTAATTTCTCTAATAGTGACAGGATACGGAATATCATATCCCATATCTTTAGCCTGTTTAAATATCACATTGGCCTGTTCGATAGTAGCCACCAAAATATAGCTACCAGTTTTAGCCGATTCCATAATCGTTCTCGCTGTTTTTCCACTACGTCGTGGACCTATTGTAATTTTCATCTTAATTCTCCTTTTTAAATATAACTATACCAATTTTCTACCCCACCAATAATATTCACCATCTCCGAAATATCATCTGTAACTTGCTCTCTTTTACAAAAATCGCACATGTTCATATCCTCCTTGAAATATTAATACCATAACCTAACATAACGTAATCGTAAATATAAGGCAAAAGAAAGAGCCCTAGTTATAAGGCTCAATCTCCTTTCTGATATAAGATTTGATTCTTGAAATAGTTTCAAGTTCATTACACAAATCCTGTTCTCTCTTATCTAGCATACTCATGCATTCAGCTAGATCTTTCTGTTCGGATCTGATTATAAATGCTTCCATAGTCCCAACCGGCATATCAAAGACAAGTTCATCTAACGACTCAGGCTTAATCGCATAGCATAAAGATTTCTTTACGCTATTACTAAGCCGATCGTCAAAATCCCATTCATCTTCGGTAACACTATTAGTAATGAAGGCTTTTAATTTCCCTTCTCTGATCCATTTACTCACAGTAGATCTTGACACCTTTAACAGGTATGCTACCTCGCCTGTAGTGTAATAATCTCTCATAATAAATTACCTCCTAAATTATAATCTTTTATCATAACAGCCCATGATTATCCCGCGTTAAAAAGAAAAGAACCCAGGCATTATGCCCGAGCTCCCATAACATACTCTACAATTTTGTCTTCATCTTCTTCCTTTATAAGGCTACGTAAAATATTTTCATTTACGGATGTTTTCAATGTTTCATAACCATCGAACTCCTCAATATAAAGAGCTGCGTAATCGCCGTCTGCTTCCTCTCCTAATCGTTTTATAACTTCGATTAGAATTGGATCGCAACGATCGAATCCGTATCTCGTAATCTTGTTTCCTCCGAGTTCACGATATAATTCAATTGCACATTCTGATAATCCAAAACACCCATAGCATCCGTTTAATACTATTTGTTTCATAATCTCGTCCTCCTATAAATGAATATTTTGTATAGTTTTCATAACATAGTAGGATTCTAATGCGACCTATAATATATTTTCGGAATTCTCATCACCAAATAACCAGCCAGTCACAGTCTCCATCGCCCGTGTAGAGTCAAAGGTACTACCAGCGGCTTTAGGATGACCACCACCTCCGTAATTATGAGCAATCTCAGTACCAAGATTAATATTGTCACGAATACTACGATATGATACTCTACCGTTGGAAATATCAATCATAGCAACATAAGCCAGATCTGGATTCATCTCACACAACTGATTACCCAGCTCACTGAAATATCTCTCAGCAAACACAACCCCATATGAATTACCCCACTGATCTGTAAACTTCTTTATTTGCTTGTTTTTTTCTTCTACATAAATATCAATGTCTTTCTGTTTCTGATCAAGTAGGAGCATGTCCGTTTCCGAGAACCACTTATCCTGATGTAATGGTGAAGTGCCAAACATGATACGCTTCATAGCCCAGTCAATAAATTTCTCCCTGCCGTAAATATGGAAAAGATCGTTCATCTGTTTGCTGATAAGTCCTTTATCGTCAAGTTCTTTCCACCGCCATGTATCATAATTTCTCACAATATCGACAAACTGTATTATTTTCCCCCTTACATCTGGAGTGTAGATATTGAGGTATTCCGGCCATAAAGCATAAACACAAAACAACTCTGTCCCGCATGTCTTGATGATATTCGGCAAATATATATCTTCCTTTATCATACACCAATCGTATTTATTCAAGAACAGTGCTGTACCATGATGATCGAACAACTGTACTCTCCGGTCTACTCTATCCAAAATATCAATCATGTTAGCTACTGAATCTGAGACAGAAATATCGGTGATGAAGATTTGGTTATAACTCCGGTACAGATCACAATCCTCCATAAATACCTCTACTTTCTCATCAACATCTCCATAATCACAATATTCCACATCTACATTCTTACGCCCAAAAGCTAAATATGCCAGAACAGCACATCCAATACCGTCTAAATCTGTGTGTGTAAATAATTTAACTCTCATAAAAATATCATCCCTCCGTAATTTTATTACAATGTTTTCTACTACGTTTGGTAAAATACATATAATGTTTCATTCTACAATCTTTCTTGTCTGCACCATTATGTAAATAGGAATTCCGTGCTTTTCTCTTTTTGTTTTCAGATGCCATAAAATATCATTTCCTTTCTTATCCTTTCTTATTAAAACAGCGTTCCAAGCAATCGATAGCAAATAGTAAGTAATATAATGACCCACCATTCCCAATTCACGATAGAATATCCCATATGAATCAGAATCAATTCCTCAACAATAAGTATCATTGTACTGATAATAAATCTAATAACGTGCATCCTGTATCTCCTCTTCTATATCATGAATAATGGTGTCTAAATAATGAAATAAATCTTTCCATTCACCTGCTATGAAGAAATATAAATGAAACAAATTTTTAAGCTCTTCTTTTCTCTGTGAAGCAACACCTGGCTTATGTGCTTCAGTTAAACAGTTATTAGCTCTCTTACTATGTTCCATATACTTACAGAGCATCTCATTCCTGACCAGTCTCAGTCTTCTCAGATTTTCCCGCGTCACGTATAAGCACCTCCGCTTTCATTCTCATAAGTTCATTTACAGTGATTTTTCTTTTCTGAAGCTCCTCATCTAGTTTATTGATTTTGGAAAGCTCATTATCCATGAAAATATCAATAGCTCTAACCTTATTTACTTCATCAAACCAAACATTACGGTTATACAGAACACCAGGTTTCGGATCACACTTTAAAACACGAATAATATCGCCATTTTTATTCAAAACTCTGAATATAGCCTGATACTTACTCCTAACAAGCAGCTCTCCCTCATATTCCAGCAGTTTCCCTCTGTAAAAGTTGTATAAATATACTTTCAATATCATTTCCTTTCTTATTATAATACAGTCATCGCAAGCAACCGGTAGCAAATAGTAAGTGATATGATCAGCCACCACTCCCAGTTCGAAATCGAGTAACCCATATGAAAGAGCACCATAGCTTCAAACAGGACTAATGATCCATCGCATATAGATTTCAAAACCATAGACGAGTCCTCATTCATCAGTTTCGGAATATCAATCTCTTCGATCTCTTCGATCTTCTGTGGATCACTATAGTACTTATACAAGCTACGAAGTTCTCTTTTTGCACCCCATTTTGTATAGCACGGATTAGTTACGGTATACCAGGAGCCAAGCAAATCATCATATTCTTCCCCGAACCAGCAATGAAAATGCTGGTTATGCTTCACTCTCAATCTCATTCCTGCTCCTCCCGATCTTTTTCGATGTAAATACGAATACTAGAATCTGTGCTGATTGCTCTAAGCTTGTAAACTTCAGACTGTAAAATATCATCTGATAATACTTTTAACGCTACGTTGACTGTTGACGAGAAACGACTATTTGGTGTAGACATATAGATAATGACATCTTGTGTGAGGGGCATATATTTCAAAATATCAATAACTTTAAGAGAGTTGGATTTTGTCTTTTCTTCCTCAATGATGTCAGCCTCTACATTAGCAAACATAGCCAGCGGATCCAAAACCTGCTTTGTATAAAACCATAATGTGTTATTGCAGGGAACTCTTGGAATATTGGTACACCTTACTTTCTTAATAGCTTTTCCATCCTTGTCAAGCAATTTCAAATATGTGGTACCCGGCTCCCAAAAATCTCCATCATAATATGCGTCGCTGTAATACAATAATGCCTTATACTCCTTAACTGTAGTTCTATCTTCTCTAATATAAGCCCATACTGTCCCTTTACATTTCATAATTTAGTTCTCCTTTCCAAAATAAAAAGAGAAGCCCTTAATTAGACCTCTCCTATCAGTTAGATTTTGTTAATGATAATTCCATGAAAATATCAATTCTCTGTTTCTTTCTTCTTTCTTGGTCTACCTGCCTGTTTCTTAGGTGGTTTCTTATTAGTATATGAATTTCGAATATCTTTCACTTCATTTCGTAAAGCATTGACAGTATTATTAAAGTTTTTACGAATATCCTCATAGGACATTTTCATCCATTCTTTTCTCTGAGCACAATCTTCCGGACTTCCTGATCGCATGTATTGCCGATATTCAAATATCATTTTATCTAAAGCCTGTTTTCTTTTTACATCAGATAGGCTGTCACATAGTTCTACTACAGTTTCCATTTCGTCAAACGTCATCATAAAAATATTAATCCTCCTCTACTAAAATAGTATTTTTCACTGGAATATTCATATAAGTAGAAATATCTACTCCACACAAGCCGATACAATCACGACACGGATCTAGGTCTAATTCCACAGTCGAGCCTTTCAATATTTTTTTTATGTCTTCTCTATCAAGAGTTATTAACAGCCTCATACAAATATCAATCCTCCTGTTCTTTAATAGCTTCATCTAATAAGTCACGTAACTCTCGGATCTCCTCAAAAGACAGATGAGCAATATCCCATTTTTCACCATCTTTATAACATGGATCTTTTATCGCAATACCTATAGGTTTGTCTGTTTTTATATCATCCATATAGCCCACACAAATATTTGATGTTGCAAATAATCTTTTCATAATCTCAGTCCTCACTTTTTATCCTTTATCCATCTATGCAGTTCTTCAGTTGTGATAATATAACCTGGTCTTTCCCAATGCAGGACATATTCAAAACTCGGTGAATGAGCCATACCAAATAACACTTCGATCTTATACAACCAACTGTTACCGTTCCATTTGGTCCATTCTTTCCATAAACGAAATCTGGATCTCATAAATCTCATAATTATCGATTCCTTCCTATATTTATCATACGTATCATAAATCAGCTTAAGCATTTTCTCTTTCTTTAGATCCTCATCACAACCAAAATCAAATCTATTAGCTACAGGGATTGTACCTGCTATGGTTGTAGGACTCTCCTCAATATGTTGTTGTATAGACGTGCTACTATACAGAAAAGTATAGTCATAGAGACACTCTTTACAATATTTATTGGCTTTCTTCAATTCGAACTGAAAAGCACGATATATAGTTGGTTTAATCGAATATTCAACACCATCTATATCATACTCTTCGATTACAGGAGTATCACTACTACCCTCATCATGCCAATGTGTTGTACAATATATTTCAGCATCCTGAAGAGTACTAAATATAGCTTCAATAACGCGATCTTCATACTCTCCACGACATATAACATACACTTTACTCATCGTGCATCTCCTCCTCAGGAATTTCGAAACTAGCTTCTATATACTGCTTTCATACCTTCACTTGCCTCATTCATTGCCTCTGCCATTTTCTTGTCATAATACGTGTTTCGAATTCTAACTTTATTATTATATAAATCTGAAATAACCGAATCATCCATAAGCGGATAATATTTACCGATAAATATTTCAGCATCTCCATAACCAGCTGCAGAAATTTGATTAAGTAATCTTCGTAATGTATCAACTGTAAATTGTTTTTTCATATTTAAATAGTCTCCTTTCCAAATATCTTCCTATACTCATCAGCCATTAATTGCATAAAAATATCAGATCGAGATTTACCGGTTTTCCTGCTCAGTTCCGATAACATATACAATTCATCTTCGTTCAACCGTATCCTAAGTCCATGCCTCTTAGCATTTGGTTCTTTAGGACGTCCTCTTCTTCTAGTCAAAAATATCAATCCTCCCATTTTGTAATCTTATCTAATGTATTTAATAGTTCGTTTCTACGGACAAACATTTCGGTAACTAACTTGTCCTTTCTCATCGACTACTATATTATTTTCTAATTTATTTAATCGGATCATCTCCCTTTTCTCATCAGGTGTTAAAAGATTTGAATGTTGCAAGAAATTAATAAGTGATAAATTAGAATGTTTGAACAGATAACCGTATTCTATAATTATATCTTTTCTTATATCTGGCTCATTTTTATCTGGATTTAGATGCATGAAAGCCAAAATATCAAGAGCACATTGGTCGCATAAATCAGCTGATAAAGCAAATTCGCATCCATTTAATCCACGTATATGCAGTTCTCCAACCTCTTTTCCTTCATACTTACATCTAATTTTTCGATTTGGGGTATAATACTTACCACATCTATCACATTTCTTAGCATCGCTCATATTACTCACTCTCCTTTCACAATATCTGCTATTTATTGGATATCCAATAAATATAAAAAGAAGAGCCTAACCATTTAGATTAAGCTCTTTTCTGACTAAATACCTGTCTCCCATTTTTGAGGTCTATGTGTTTCCTGATTTAAAGGCTCTCCGATGCAATCACGGCAGGGTCTTTTATTAGCAGGCATAAAATAGTACCGGCAAGTTTTACAGTATAGACCAAAATATAAATCTTTTACATCAGTGTTCTCCAAATGCCTTTCACCACCTTTACCATGTGTTTGGCGTATTAGTCGCAATTGTAAGTATTCGTAAATTCCTGTCATAGTGATATACCTGATTAGATAGCCGATCTTCCAAAGGCACTTCGCTTACATTTATCTTAGCCACCATTAGTGCAAGGTCTTCAGGGTTACCCATTTCTGCTGAGATGACAACAACTTCGTGAATACTCGATGGAAGAATATAAAGATTGCTTTCCATTTTTTCTGCCAATTCGTGCAATTCATTTTCATAAAGAATGGAAGAAGCCCCATTAATACATGAGGCATTCGAAATTATCCACATATTCGGTTCTGGAGACATTCTATCTAGTACTTTATTTATAAAATCCTCAGACATTCCCATTGAAATAAATACCTTATGCATAGCATCACTCATGGTCTTAACTGTAGGTGGAAATAATCTTTGTGTGTTGTTTTCAGCACATTTAAATAACTGCTCCTCCGTCATTTTTAATTCTGCTGCAAGTCCATTGGTGATTGGTATTGCCTGAAGTCCGTTTTTATCAAACTTAACCATTATTCTGTATGTAATAGATAAATCATGAAACGATCTGTGTGGCACGCTGTTCAATAATGATTGATTCTGCTCTGTATTTATAAGCATGAAAAATATGTTATCACTTGCATTTGCCAAAATATCACTCACGTTTATACCCAAAGCTTCATTATACGCCCGTGCAATCACATCACATGCTGCTGTCAGGATAGTTTCTAAATCAGCACCATTCTGATAATCTTTATACATATCATTAATATAAATGGTTGGAAATGCTGAAGTATTGTCATCTTTGACACCAATAGCATCAAGCGTGCTGTTTACCTTTTCAACCTGAGAGATTAAAGGTTCCATATCTTTAAATTTGTCCGGCATATAATTCATGAAATTTTCTTTTACAGTTTTTTTAAATTGTTCATAGTTCATCATAATATATGTCCTCCTTTTCAGTGTTAAAAAGAAAAAGAGCCCTTAAATAGAGCCCCTCATCATTTTAGTTATCCTCAACCTTTCTCTCCTTTCTTTAATAAGCTTGGTCCGTATTTCATTATAAATAACGCACACAAAAATTGGACACATAGGTACTATTACAGTCCATTTATCGAGATCAACAAATAATAATAATAATCCCAATATAAATACCTCTGTAAATAACCCCAATGCTCCAATTAAGTTAATTGCTGCATCAATAATTTTAATCATAGTGTTACTACCTCCTCTTATTATTTCATAACAGCCGTTGTTATGCTCGCGTATGATCTCATTCCTCTGTTTTAAATATTTACATAAAAATAAAGACCTAGTTCAAAAACTAAGCCCTGTTTCTTCTATATAAATATACTCTCGCCAGTATCTTTCGTTCACAAGATATACATACTTGTCTTCCCTCTGGCACATAATCACCACATACAATACACTTATCTTCCATAATACTTACCTGCCCTCTTCGTATCTAAGCGGTTTGTGAGAATATACCCGTGCAGGTTCTGATAAACATTCATTGCATGGGTTTGCATCCTCTGCGACATTACTATGTTTACAGGATTTACAGTATTTATCAAAATATACTTCTTTCATACCAGTACTGTCCATTGCTATTGCCTCCATATAAAAATAAGACCCACAAACTAATCAAAGTTCATGAGTCTTATATTGTCCATCATATCGGTTATAACACCTCTTTAATATCGCTTTGCCGAATTTCAATAGTGTCCCAATCTGGACCTGGCAATTCAACATCGACTAAATATGCTACACCAGGATCCAAAATAGCAACAATATCTCCGCGACGTCCATCTTTTAAAATCACTTTATCGTATAATTTCACATTCATTTTGTTCCCTCCTTCTTCGTTACGTATGCACTAGTTAATTTTACACTATTTCCGTCATTTTCTTCAATCCATGCAGTACATACATTTGCTTCTTTTCCGTTTGGACCTTTTAATACCATTATCTGTTGATACAGCATACCGTATCCATTATTTCCACGCTCTTCAAGAGCATCGGGATCAAAATTATCATTAATATTTTTAATAAGATCTTCATAATTATCTAAGGTATATCCTAAGGCTGAACTGAATGCATGTGCTTTATCTGGAGCTTTTTCGGGATTCAAAGCGTATTGTGTAAACTTTTCTTTTGCTATGGTTGTACTTTTTATTTTACTCCTTTTACTAGGGTTTTCAACACTATTGACACTAAGATTTTTATCAATAGGATACGGCGGACCATTTCTAACTCCCCACTTCATACCGGGTCTACCCGAATGCTCTATAATCCCACGTTCGTTATCCAGTTTCCACTTTATCTTCTCCAGAATATTTTCAACGATCTTCTGGGTCTTATCACTGAGTTTCATATAATCTTTCCGCTCATCATACCAGTCAAATATCTCATACAGATTACCGGTCTTCCAACTGAAACTCCACCAATCGCAGATCATTTCAAGAATATAATTATATGGCATATCCATGATCGTTTCAGCTTCTTCCGGGTCGTCGTGATGAAGAATCCAATACTGCCAATGATGAGGGTTATTGTGAATATGTATCAGCCAAGCATATTCGTATTCTTCTACTACCTGATGCGAACGATTCCCACCGTAGAAATACGCATCATACGGAATATACTCTTCAGGATCTGTTTTACTGGCATCGTGTGCAAATCCTATCTGATGTACCAGTTCTAACTGATTTTCTTCAGGAATCAAAGCCGGCAGATTGTCCATAATCCAGTAGAGTGCCTGTCGAACCGCATTCTTATGCTGCTCCAAATATAAATCGTATTCTTTACTCATTTCCTGCCTCCCTGTTTTTCTTTTCCAACCCCTTCTGAAGTGCCTCTTCTCTTTCAAGTTTTACATCAATTGCTCGGAAAATGTCACTTTCGTGAATATTAAAAATGGACTTCAAGAATTCCAAGCAAATATAAACATCTGCCATTTCTTCCAAAAGTCCAACCTTATCTTTAGAACCACGAATCTTTTTACTTATCTCCTGCTGTAATTCTGCAAGTTCCTCCATAGCGACTGTGCACTTAGTCTTCCAGTGACAGTTCTGAATACTTTTCTTGATAATATTCTCCCGCTGCTTGTCAGAATATCCAGGGTTTTCTTTTAATTCTGCTATAAATCTTTCTCTATTCACTTTCTTTCTCCTGTCTGTCACAAATTTCGTTATACTCTTGAATCCATTCAGTAGGAACAAATTTACCATAGCAAATATAACGCTCGATAGCATCTCCGAGATCATTCTTACGCTTTTTATCCCACGTATCACGCGGCATTACACCAAGAGGCGGTTTCTTAGGTTTCTTATCTGACAGTATATCGTTAGGATGCTGATGCGATTCATATAAATATATAACGTCGTCATGGTTTAAATTGCCATTAACGGCATATCGCGTAATAAGTTGTTCCAGACGTTTCTCATCCGGATGAGCTAACTCCCAAATAATAGCTCTCAATTTATTGCATCTGTTTCCCAAAATACCTTCTCTATTAATCATCTCATCAATCATCTCTACCCCCGCTTTCTTCCAAATGGATATAATCTCGGTAATGGACGCCAAGCTAAAATATCAATACGATCACATTCCGAATCAGTGAATACACGATTATCTTCAATCGGTGCTCGGCAGGCTTCGTATACCTTATATCCATCAAACACGCTCTGTCTTCTAGGGTTATACCATTTCTTATCCCACTTACGGAAATATACTTCCATGACCTTAGGTGTGTTCAGTCCTGCTCCATGAGCCGCTGTACAAATATACCATCCGTCTTTCTTTGGCTTCATAAGTGGGTATGGATGCCAAATATGTAACATGCTGATCCTCCCCTAATTGAATTCGTAATTTTCAGCTTCATTCTGATATACAACAATCTTAATTGGTTCGCCATTGCTACCATCATTCTTGATATGAATAATGCCGTCGAACTGCAGATAATTGTTACCCTCAGTATCTACCATTGTAAGACTGCCATCTTGTCTCTTATCAGAAATATTAATGGTTAGTGGTTCTAATTTTTCTGTTTTTGTTTGGTTTCTTTTACTTCCACAGCTCGCAAAACAGAATACAGCTGCAAATATAAATAATCCTGCTATAATTTTAATTTTCATTGTTCTGCTCCTCATAGTTCTTAGTAAACGATGGAGAATGTCGAAGCCCGAGTAATACAAGAATCTTATACCATCTATCATTAACACACTTTCTACTCCATTTTCTCCATACTTTAAATCTAAAAAACATGTTCATTTATCTTACCCCTCGCTCTAATTTCTTTATTCTTTCTTACTTTCCAAACGGTGTTCTCACAGCAACATCTTCTCTGAATTCTTTACATCTAACAGAGAACTCGAAAATATCGCTGACGGTTTCTTCAAGTTTTTCAATTCCTCGTTTTGCATCACAGAAATCCTGTATGTTCTTAGCACTACATACTCTTTTATGGACGCATTTTTCACAATCGATTTTCATAATTATTCTCCTTTCAAATCTTCACAAAATCGCTCGTTGGAGCATGAAATACTCGTCCGTCGTCGCATATTATTTTTGTTTGTTGAGGACAAGCCGTTGGATAATACTGTTCTATTACAAAACCTCTAGGTTGACCTGGGAATGTAACACACATTACTCGATCGCCATATTTAATTGATTTACTCATAAGTTCTCCTTTCTTCCGTTTATCTTTTATTTTCGTAATGCATAATATAATTCACACCATTTAATAGCCGTTAATGTGTGTTCTCGACTATCTGTATACCAGTGATTTTTATTCATAAGGGCTCTAAATTTTTTAGGTATACAATATAAATTATCGATATCGCAATTTAACTTATTACCGTCCAAATGTATAACCATATGAGTTTTAGGGATTGGTCCAAAATGCTGTTCCCAAACGACCCTTCGTTTAGGTACCCTTCTCTTAACATAAGGTATTGAAATATCATCACTTACAATGACGAATACTTCTCCATTTTTAACGACTTCATCGCCCGGTTTTTTCCTCCTGTTAGATATACAAGCATTTCTAGTCATCCGTTTAAAAGACTCTTCTGAATAATGACTTTTAAATTCTTCTTTCGATAATCCTTTCTGCCAATGTATCGATTCAGAAGTGAATTTTCCATCATTACTAGAATTAAAACCTCGATTATTACAATATGATTTGATGGCTAGAACACTTTTATCGGTATTGAATTTCTCATTAAATAGCTTAGTAAGTTCTTTTCTAGAATATAATGGAGCATTAATTCTCAAGAAGAAAATTTGCTCTTCAGAATATGTGTTATATGTTCCCATGATTTACTCCGGTTTTGAGCCGACGATCTTTTCGATAGTAGATTCTCTGAGTTTTCCTTCAGCTATTAATTTATCGGTTCTAAGAACAACGTCTGCATTATTGATCATTTGTTTAGCAAGCCTCGCTATAATATCGGACGTTTCATTTTCTTTCTTTCGTTCTTCTTCGCTCATAGCCATATCATTAGCTATTTCAATTCGTTCTCCTAAAACCTTCTGTAATTCATAAAGTGTCATAATTGTCTCCTTTCTTAAATAAAACAAAAAGAGAAGACTACATAAGTCCTCTCTTTTTAAGTTCTCTTTCTGCTATTTCAGCTCGTTTCTTTTGAGAAGTATACCATCCGCCAAGACCAATCATTGAACTACGCATACCATCCACTCTAACCACTATAAGCTGTTTATGATTTCTACAGCTAGGCAGAATGTATATACCGTTATCCTCTGCCATTTTGATTAGTTTTTTCTGTCTAATATCCTCTCTTTTTAATTTAAGCTTTTTAAACATAAAATATCACCCCTTTCATATAAGAGGAGATGTTTTTACGCGTTATTTTCTAATTGAATCTATGGCCATCTGAGCAGCACCTATACCATTGTCTCTATCGTATAAATACTCATTAAATTCATCATGTCTCAGATCGACTTTAAGTACCTTCCCGTACAAATAATCAAAATAAGTTTCTTTTTCCAATAGCTCTCTACAATGTTCTACAGTTACCGTACCGTCTGGAACAGCCTGAAGAAATCCAAGTCCCTGAACGTGACTGTGATCGTAAAGTGCTTTTAATACCTCTGCCTTATCTAATCCTTTAATATCAATCATTTTGTTTCTCCTTTTGAAAATTATATTAGAAATCATCTAACGTCTAATTCTTACGCAATATCCTCTCGAACAGAAGCTTCATTCTCCACTAGAACTCATCTCCTGCTCAGTATAATTGCGATGAAGCAATGTGATTTTAAAAGCTACGTAATCACGAGAACTCTCATCCGACAAATACCCAGACAATAAGTTCTTTACCTCAGCTTCAAACTGTGTGTCTAATTCTTCTTTACTCATCCGTTTTATTCTCCTCATTTTTTTTTAACAATAAAAACCCCACAAGCCTGCAATAGTAAATGATTTCCGCAATCAGGACATATAACATAAGACTCCAACTCATTCGGACCGGAATTCTTACAAACGACATCCTCTTTTTCATATGTAAATATACAATTGCACTCATTGCATATAATACGTCTTTTATTCCCATGTTCAATAATTTTAATCATAATTACTTATACCTCTTTCCATTGTTTTGCACTGTTAACCAGAACCTGAACCGTTGCTTTCGCCATTTCTTTAGTCCATATCTAACCAGTACGAACTCTCGAATAGCAGGACAAATACTCTGAAATATCAATGTCTTTTCTATCTTCTTCATCCAGTTCACTTAAAACCATGCTAACAATATTTTTATTTGCAACTCTCATCAATCTGTCTGAGGTTTTTATCAAAATATTTAACTTACTATTTTCTACTTCATTTCATAAATATCTAAAATATAATGCATAAACTGCTTGCTCGTAATTACACTGTACCAATAAACTTAAAAATTCCTGCTCAGACATAGCTTTTATGCATATTCTAAGTCTAAACAGGAATATATAAAGATTGGTAACTAGATCATTTAAGTTATACATTGTTCTCCTCTCCTGTAATTAATTCGCTATAAGGTAACTTCTCAATCCATCTACAAACATCTAGCCATTCATCCAGCTTATGACTTTTACGTGACTTGTAAATATTTGCCAGAACTTCATAATTCGCAATTACATTACGAGTCTGGTTATAACTACTCGGAAGAAGCTGAATCATCTGCCACCAACAGTCTTTTTTAGTCGGAATGTAAGTGTCGTTCCAATCGCTGTTGGCAAAATATAAATTCCGTTCCTCATCCGACTTACAGTTGAAAGCGTCTCTCCAGAAATTTAACTCACGAATATTTTCATTGAGTAATTTCATTGCTCTGTTTGTTAAATGATCACAACTGAAATCCTCCAGTGTAAACTTCTTAGCCTGGATTTTATGCATAGTACTTGTGGAATTAGCAACTGTGCCAACTTTGTATGTATCAAATTCTTTCCCATTAATGGACTATCTTTTACTATTGTTTTTGTGTGTGCTAAAAATATAAAAGAGAAAAGACCCAGCGTTTTATTGCTGAGCCCATACTCTACTATTCCTCGATGACAATCTGTTTAACTGCTACTTTACTTTCTAAGATGTAGTTGATTTTTGGGTCTCTGATCAATTCAGCGTATTCGTCTTTAGATATCTCTAATATACCGTCTTGGCGAAACCCCCAAGGCGGACTCATCACATGATACCCATTCAACTCAATAAGTCTCCATATTTTCATAGCCCATGCTACACTCGTGCAATGAATAAATACACATAACATAAATTGTCACTCCTTTCATAATAGGCTTTGTATTTTTCGCTAACACACAATAATATAAAAACAATAGGACACCATTTCGGTTTTCATGGGATTCGTTTCCTAAAACCCAGCTACGTATCAATAGTAGCCCTACTCCCCCGCCCAGAAGGTATAGGGGATAGTCTCTACAGGTTCATTTCAAAAATATAAAAATAAAAGAGCCTTAGTGTTACCTAAAGCTCTCGAACTTTTCATTAATAAATTTCATAGCATTTTCTTTACTCATTTTTCTGCTTACTATCTTGTTTAGTTCCATGTACTGCTTGTAAGATTTTTTACCAATCCAGTAATCTGTAAACGGGCAACGTATAGTTTCCCAAGTATGATCACTCCACATGATAATAAATTGCTTACCGTCACATGTGTCTCTCCAATGTACGTATTCAGCTATGATTTCATTTGCCATAAAATATCACTCCTTTCACTAAAGAATATGATTATTATGCGTATGTATTTTTGAAATGTTTCCCACGGGATTCCAATGGGTGGTTCCCCGTTAGCCACGCTAAAATATAAAAAGAAAGAGAGCAATAAGCTCTCAATCATCATCAAATGATTTTATTTGCTGACTTAAATTTTTTGTCATGCTTAAGACCAAAGACCATTAGGTTATATCCAATTTTTCCTAATAAAGGCAACTCATTATAATTCATTTGAAATATATCGTGCTCTTTATCTATCCAATATCCATGATTCTCCCATAATATTGCTCCTAAAAACGCTAAAAATTTCATCATATTAAATCACTCTCCTTTCATTAAAGGATATGTATTTTTTGCGTGACCCCTGCTGATAAACAGGCAAAGTGTTTCATTGGCAGAAAGAACTACCAATATATTGGTGCAGTAATCCTCACATATACCGGCATCATCCTCATGTATTTTCTATGATCTGTACCAGCTTTGGATAACCGCTGCATGAGAGAATGATCGTTGGACCCAAGATTAAAATACTCATTTCCAGTTCCCATATATTCATGACCGGCATAACTGTCACTCTTCTCCCAGCTATTCATAGGATTTCTCATACCTTCTATAATAAATTCCATCTGTTCCGGACTTGCCAGAACCACATGCTCTAATTTAATCATTGTTTTATTCCCTTTCTTCAAAAAAAAAATAAGACCCAGATTTTACTCTGAGCCTTTTAATCAGCGACTACACACCAGCTACGTACAGATTATCTATTTTTCTGATAATCTTATTCACAATATCCTCCTAACCTAATGTCTACGATACTATTAGCTTCAACTTCCAAAATACCTACTTCAATCTCTGATATGTCTTCTATCCAAGTATATTCGCCCCTTGCAATTTCTTTATTATAAAGTTCTTTGATCACAGTATCTTTAGCCGCTTCTGCCTGATCTTTCTCAGTATAAATACCAAACAAATTTTCGATATGTCCATACCCATCGTAATAAGTATTTCCATGAACTACATATAAAGTCATCTAATTCTCACCTTTCCCTTTCCGCAGCACACACCACACTCTTTAGCATCCGCCCATTGATTTACTTCGCCTGTTCCACCACATACCGTACACACTTTCCAAGCTTCACTTTTATTCCTCTCCTCAAATAAAGTTTTCACTATGATGGATTCGTTTTCATTAGCCGTTATAAGTAAACAGAGCTCGTCATAACCATCACGAAAAGATTTAACGCTCACTGTATTATTGACAGAGATATCGTTCATCATCCTACAAATCTGATCAAAAGTGTATATTTTTGCTTCATCTCCGTTAGCGTGTCCTTTTATTGATAAAACATCCGTTGGATTACCTCCAGCAGTTGTCTCTAATACTACCGTCGCACATCTATTGCAAGTGAATAGATGCTCTGAGTTTATATCTTCAGTCATCATAGTTAGGAATTCTCTAATTTTTTGCTGGGCAAGGGTGTCTTTCTGTGCGTTTGCATCCAAATACTCAATATTTCCTGCCAAATCAATCTTTGCTATTACTTGTCCTTCTTCGTTGTCACGATTTGTTTTCCAAGCATCTACAAACCATTTCTTTTCCTCTTCGTTATAAAAATGATTTTGACTTTCTTATATTTGCTCATATAGTTATCCCTTTCTTCATTAATTGTCTCTTTTACGCTTCCTCCAGCTCTCCAAACATCTTTTCATATGCCTCTACATCATAACTAAGTAAGATATTTTTCGCTGACTCTTCATTAATAGCTATAGCATGGGTGCTATTTTCATTTACTATCAGCCACCGTCTCTTACGGCTTCTATAGAGTCTCGCTTCAGTTAAACATCTCATAAAATAAAAACAATACCTGACCTTATCTGACACCAGCTCCATTTTCTCAGTGTCATATTTTAGCTTGTTAATTACAAATATCATGCTAACCACCACCATTTCATAATAACTTTAATCACAGCATTTCATCCCTTCATAAAAAATCAATCCTTTCTAACGATTCCAAGAAACCGTACAGTCTCATCTCTCAAGCACACCCAGTACCGCTTACCACGATAAATAATCTCATCCCCATCGTAGTTGTAATCTTTGTCCGGATCTGATGCCAAAGCCAAAATCATAATTTTTGTTGAGTTATTCATAGTCGGTCTCCTTTACAATAATCCATGATGCTCACAATAGGTTCTCATTTTATTAGCCGCATCATCACCTATATATTTTCTAACCATACCTATATCGATTCCCTGTTCTAACATAAGAGAATATACATCACCTTCATCAACGCCATGTAGTGCAGCATCTTCAAACCGTGCTTTTATTTCTTCTGCCATATCATTATCACTCTCGGTTTCTAACCATACACCCGGTTTATTCATAGCCTGCAAAGCAAAAAGAACAGGTTCTCCATCAACACAATGCAACCTCACGATTTCGTTTTCGTCATACTTCTGTAAATATTTGATCAATGTACCTACTGTCATACCGTTTCACCCTTTCCCAAAATCAGATAAAAAAAGAAAGGGCCTGCAGTTTATAACCACAAGTCCTTTCGGGTAACATGTTTACTTTTTACGCCTCTATATCTTTCTGAGTATACTCAATTAATTCGTTGAGTTTTCGCAAGGCTGTTTCTTTATCATCCTTATCCAATAACTCCCGAATCTCTTTGAGTGTCCTCAAAAGTTTTCTGCTGAATGCTACAAATTCTTTCATGTTATCTTCCATTTACCTGCCTCCTTTAGCAAGCCCTTTCTGTTATGATAAGAGCCAATATATAAAATATTATACATTACTCTTTCATAATAGAGCAAACTTTTTCGCGTTTAATCTTCCAACATAGCTTTGATACTTTCCAACAGTTCGTCACGGTCCTCTTTATTTCTCTTGTCTTTTTCAACAGCGGCATCTAAAGCTTCTTTTGCTCTGAGAATCTCATCCTTGTTGGTAAACAGAGTATTAATAGCATCATATTTTTCCAATGCATCGTCTCGTTTTTTATCAGCGGCTTCTACTTTCTTCAGGCACTCTTCTCTGATACGGTTGATTTTCTCTTTAGTTTCTAACCGTACTTTCACAATCTCAGCCTCAGCATCTTTCTTAGTTCTTTCGGCATCTTTGATTACAGTGTCATTCGCTTTAGCTATCTGCTCAGCATGATACTTAGCAAAAGCTTCGTCATCCATCTGATTGATTTTTAAGCAATATGCATGATCTTTCTCTGTTTCAGCTTTCAATTTTTCTTCCTTCAGCTTAAGAACTTTCACACGTTCTTCTTCCTCTATTTGGTGCATTTTTCTTTCGTGGATTAGCTTATCCTCTTTTCTCTCTACATGGCTGGCAGCCCAATAACATCCAGCACCTGCTGTGAAAATACTGCTTCCAATAATCATCATCCATTTTCCGATTTCTTTAATTTTCTTAGTATTCATTTATTATTGCTCCTCCAATTTAATTTTTGACCACATCTAAAGCAATACCCCTCCGTTAACCAACTAGGGGTGTCTTCTTTTGTAAAAGCTATTGCACCGCATTTAGGACAAATCACAGAGTCATACTCACTCATTTTAACATTTAAAGCTACTTGTTTTTGTGATACATTAAATATTTCGTCGCCCCCAGGACTACAAAAATATAAATACGGAACCAACTCATTGTAAATCTTGTTTGATATCATTTTTCTGCATGTCCAACATAACGGATCAAATAAGCATACCCACCACGACCGTATCTCATCATAAGAAATACGACGATTTGCGTATCCATATGTGTAGATGTCATTAAAAATTCTTCGATTATACTTATGAATGGCGTAAATAATCTTTCTTTGATTCTTGTATACTACAATATTTTTTATCATAAGATAGACAAATATCACATATACAATGTAAATCCACCACATACCCATACTAATGTCCTCCTTTAGTAATAAAATCAACAACCTCCTGCCTCGCTTTTTTGTATCCATCATTAACTCCTAGATCGTAAGCTGAGTCCAAAGAATACAGAATGGCTGCCATATTAGCATTATCTACTGCGAAAATATCGACGTCATATTTCTTAAGTACATAATTTCTTTTTTCTATAAGTCGGATAGCCTCAAATAACTCATCTTTTGAAATTTTTATGGTTGATGTAGTATCAACAAAGGCTTTAATACTTGAAAATATAAATTCTTTTTCGGTTTCTTCATACTTCAACCGCATTTCTTGGGCTGCTCGTTCAATAGCATCTGAAATATAACTCATTGATGAACCGCACTCATCATAGTCCGACTGTTTATTTTTCCAAGGTTTGTTAATTGTTGAAGGTGTCTTCATATATCTCATATCTTTCATTACCGTACTCCTTTTCCTATTCATTTTTAAACTTATACTCCATCAGGTCGGCAAGCATAAGGTATTCTTTCCCCATCTTGCTTTCTTTGTGAGTTTCTTTAACTTTTTTGCGGAACTCATCAAGAGTTCCATAAAAGCATCCGCATCGAACCCCAATTCCCCCGTCTTTCAGCTTGAAAAAAGTAGTAGTCCTATAATTACGTCCAAATCCTTTTGCCGTAGGGTAATCATGCATTTCCGTACACCCTTGCATTTCCGTACACCCTTGCATCTCCGTATACCTTTGCATCTCCGTACAGCCATGCATCTCCGCTTTGGCCGAGATTATCTTCTCTTTCCACGTATCCGCCAAGTTCTCCCTCTTCCACATTTGAAAAGGTTTTCAAAGCCTTGATCCGATGGAGTGTCTTGCCATTTGCTGTTATCGTGTCATTTGTTAATTCATATTTTTTCATCTTACTTCTACTCTCCTTCTAAGTAAGCGTAAAATATTGCCACGCTACCAATGAATTACTTTCAGTTTTCTGTGTTTCCCATCCCTTTTATACCACCCATTGTTTAACTGCTTTTTAAAATATAAAAGAAAAAGAGTCCTTCATCAGGACTCCTCCTCTGGTTTGGCTTCTCCTTCCAAAGAACTATTCCTTAGTTTTTCGGCTGCGAGTTTCGCTGCGATCGTGAACAACAAATTTGCTGTCAGTGTTCCTAACGTCACTCCGAATCCTTTTTTAAAACTCTGTTTCATTCTGTTTCTCCTTTCTTTTAAGAACCTATCTACCTCTCCATAACAGCCCTTGTTAATCTCGCGTGTTTGGTTTTCTGACCTGTATAGATTCCCGAATATACTCCTCAGCAATATTACGATACTCGTCCGGATACTGTGCAAGATTCCCAGAAAACCATCCGGTATAAGTCATCCATGTAGAAGTGTATAATCCCAACCGCTCCCATGATCTCAAATATACAATACACTCATCATAAGAGATCATGTCCTGTACTAAATCCATAACTTCTTTTACGGTCCACTGACCACAAAGTACAAGTTTAATACACATCCTGAAAAATGTCTTTTCTTTACCTGTCATAAATATCACCTCCCAATATCTTCTTTACTCAAAAGAATGTAATCATCAGTGGATATGTTGACTAGCATATCTTGTTCGTATTCAGTTAGGTCTTGATTCAAGATACGTTTTGCCAACACCATGTTTATCTCTTCCTGTGTGTATTCTGGAAATCTATATTCACCCATTTTCAAGCACCTCCTTACCAGTACGATCTTATCTCAGACCGTCTACATTTCTTACATTTGCATCTGTACAAAACTTTTTCAAACCCTGAATAATCAATATATACACTCACAAGCTCCAATTGTTCCCACTCGTGACGACAATCAGGATGCATGTGCTTCCTAAGCCATTTCAAAATATTCATCATATGTTTCTCCTATCAGATACATTATCCCAATTAGCAAAAGACCGCTCATTGAATTTCTTTTTCTGTTTTAATGCCCGCGATATAGCCAGATCAATAGGCGAATGCGATTTAATATGATAGTAATATAAATCAACAAACGGCGTATTTAGCCTATCGATTCGCCCACATGCCTGCAAAAGAGTTTTATAACTGTACGTCTGAGACCAAAATACAATACAGTCTGTCTTGATACAGTTGAAACCCTCAGCTCCAGAACTGTAGTTGACAAGATATACCCACTTCGCTGTTTCTGGAATGACTTCATGAGCATGTCCGGAATACTCAGCAACTGCTACGTCTTCTCCGTAATAAATACTCTTCAGAATATCACGCTCGTAATCAAATGAGTAAAACACAATCATACGAGGATGATCTTCGAATATCTCCAGTAATTTTACTTGTCGGGTTTCGTCTGAATTGACAATCTTACGCAACACGTAGCATAAAACTGAAGCTTGTGGTATTGGCTCCTGTTTAAATGGATCAAATCGAGTTTTCATAACCTCTCTGTATGCTGGCTTATCATATTCTACCCAAATATCCTCATGATGCGGAACGGTGTGTCGTTTGAAATCCATATCAATTAGTATCCTATCTCTCAAACGTATCAATCGAGTCTCATTCCTATACCCGGTAATGCTCGGATAGCTAGTATAGCGAGAATATATAAGATGCTCATCCCTGAATTCAGTCCTGTTTCTGAAAAATCTGTTTGCTACGAATACTGTCTCGTAATCAGCCCAAGTATCTCCAGGACTAGCAGATAATATAATCCACTCATTGTACTTGGCTATCTTAAGAAACGCCTTACACCAAGCTCCTTTTCCTGTCAGCTTGTCTTCGTCAAATATAAAAAAAGCATCCCGTACATTGGAATACTTCTTTATACATTGCCAACTATCGATTACTACCATATTGCCGTATTTCTCTGTCACCTGCGTCTTTTTATCAGGAAACAAAAGAAATGGTATCAATTCACTTTCCCACTCCTGATCGTGTTTTTTTTTAGCTGTAGTAATAATATATAAATCAGGTGGATTTTTTTTCATAGGCTTATATTCCTTATACCCCATATACCCACCATATGTACTAAAATAATAATATAATGCAGTACGACTTTTTCCACTTCCAGTACCACCGTTGAGAATACATCCGGTAAACATTCGATCTACTGCCTGCAACTGATGAGGATATAGAAAATCAGTCTTCTTTATCATGAATCACATCACCTCTAAAATAATCACAAGCATATGGTTTATGATTGAATTGGAACCTCGCTCTCCGTGACACCCTTGCAGTGTTAGACATGTTAGCCCGTTTACGATCTAACATTGATTCATATAATGCACCGTTGTTACCACGTGTCGTACTAAAATTCATTCTACTCATCGCCATATTCTCCCAGTATTCTTAGATTTGATTGTTATACGACCTTCGATATGGAATCCAGATAATTCACATATATTGAATATCGTATCTAGCAACTTTTGGAATTTAACAGTCTCTTCCTCCGCTGCTTTAATAGCTTTATAAGCTGTAGGATCATAATATCCATCACCGTTTTTCTTTAAGTTATCATTCATTCTGCTGTCTCCTAATCCAGTAGTTCTTTGTCAATGATTTGGAAATTAGCTCTATGAATATATAAAGCTTTTCCATCGATCATAAGCTTTGTCATTTTAGGTAAGTCTTTCGGAATTTCCCAATATACTTTGTCTCCGGAATATGCTGTAATAGGCTGACCTAACTGGGACTTAATGACAACAACCCTGCTTTTGCCAAACAAATTCTTGTATTTATTGACCACACCAGTGATGCTAGTCCAATCTGTAATATCATTAGATTGACTCAAAATATCATCTTGACTGAATACAGCTTCTGGTTGCAGTCCGCCCTCTTCAAATATACAAGTGTCACCGCAACTCTGAATTTCGTTGCTGTCGATGTTGATAGTGATCACAGAGGACAGTTCATAATTCGTAATAATATTCCCGTCACTGTCATAGGAAGTTGATTTTACTTTATTGCCAGTAATATTGATCTTGTCTCCAACGGTTGTCATTACAAGATCCCCGTAGTTATCGTATGTACGAATTGTATAATCATTACCAACCAAGTTTCCTTTAAAATCATTGATCGCTGAATCAAGTGCAGCACATCCTACCAGTCCAACCACTATTGTCAGGCAAACAATTACAGCTATAGTTTTCTTAATTTTTTTCATATTGTTCTCCCTACTCTTCTACAATTTTTACTCTTCCGCGTTCCCACAGATCAGCCTGTAATTTATCCATATTCAGTTCACCCGATTCCCACTTCTTGTAGTAATCAATAACATGAGCCGTAAATTTAGGAATACGATCTGAATATGATTTTTGCCAATAATGGTCAATAAGTACTTCTAATGGTAACGTTAACATGAGTGTCATCGCTGTTCGAACAGCATCTTCCGTTGCTTCTTTTTTTACTTTACTCAGCTCATCTCTGAACTTTTCATTGACCATGGCATCAAGCTGAGCCTTTGTGAGATTATATGTAACTGTCTCACTTTTCTTCTGTTCTCTCTGTAGTCTTCTCATCTCTGCTCTCGACATTGCTTAATCCCTCCTGTTTTGCACATTTTTCAGCACATTCACACAGTCTGTTTACCAACGAATATACGCATAAATAAATCATGAATATAGTTGCTATCATTTGTAAAAAATTGTAAATTTCCATTATCGAATATGTCCTTTCTCATGAGTCTTGTTGTTTTTAACTTGTCTAATTACTTCTCGACAAGCACTTATTCCCTCATTGAAATATAAATCGGTCGGCTCCGGATTAGTTCGAATCAACCGGTTTAATTCCATCATAATATGGCAATATTCTTCATCAGTCATGCCTAATTACCTCCTCCTTTTAAAATAAAAAAGAAGCCTTAGTTTCCTAAGAACTTCCCTTTTTTATTTTATTTGAGATACTTTGACAGTATCTTTTTTTTATATTCCTTTGCGATTTCATATGCCGCATAATCAGTGGAGTAACCGTTGACCAATTTATTCGCAAAGTCGTTGATTGAGATATCGATTTTGATACCGCCAATAGTGTCGATCTCAGTTATCAATATATCATTTCGAACGGCTACGTAAATACGCCCAACAATTTTCTCCTTTAACTTTTTATGCAGTAACGTAGAGAATATATACTCGTAATCTGCCATAAATATCACTCCTTTCCATAACAGGAGTAGTTTCTACCGCGACATTTTGATTCTATAGATAGGAATCGTCCATTTACCATTAAGTTTCGTAGCTCCCGGATATAATCCTTTTCTACAATTATCCCTAACAGCAGCTTCAGATATGCCTAACATTCGAGCTATTTCAGTAGTTGAAGCCATTTTGAGATGTCGATTTTTTAGTTTCTTTTCCATCTGCATAGATTTCTTTTTCATCTCTTCTATAAAATCCGAAATATAAGCATCAGCAGCCTCTCTTGGATTATTCATATCTACAAGACGGTAACCGGTAGTAATATCTCCAATTAACCTAGTATGTTTTAGATATTTAGGTCCCGTAAGATTCTCTGCTTCCTGCTGGAATTTTTGAGCATCAGTCATCGGTTCATAGCATGAGAAATCAATTAAAAAAGGGTCACCTTTATCTGGACGATTACATCCACATGGATTATTCCAACCGAATTTACAATGATCACACTTCTCGATTCTTGCCATCCTGTTCCATCCTTTCTATAAGGTATCCACAGATATGATTATGCTTACAAGTGATTGTATTCAGTCTTTCCACAAACTTATTACCAGCATACAAACGTTCTGTTTCTACAATCGGATCAAAATATCCACAATCTTCACAATATTCGTTAAGTTTCATCTCTGTTTTCATTATTATCACCCTCATCCCAACTATAATTTACGAATGGATTATCTAAGAATTTAATACAGCCAGGGTCTACTTTAGCAACACACCCAGTCTCTAATTCCACAACCCCGATAGGTTTTTCAACAATTTCTTTGGAATATCCGTCAAATTCTCTAACATTAAACCATCCGTTAAATAATCCTTTAAGAATCGTTCTACGATTTATACGAACTTCACAAGGTCTTAATTTATTATCTACTTCAATATCCCAAGCCATTTTACAATCCCCATTCTCCTATTGCCTCGCCAACGGTTCCTGCTGACTCATCACTATCAGTAGCTTTGAAATATGCACCATCCAATTGAGGATACATAAATTCGAACATCAGATAATTAGCAGCGTCAACCAGATATTCTGTGTTTTTGGTTTCTTTATACTTTTCAATGCAGAGATCATGAGTTTTTAAAGCATCTACCAGCTTGTCCTTAAAATTGGTTTTTGCTGGACCGTACTTATGAAAGCTCATCTCCACTCTATTTTTTCTGAGCTGATCAAACCTCTCAGAATATTCGTTTTTCATGTTTGGTTCTGCCATGTTATTACTTCTCCTTAACTTTCAAATATAAAAATTCATCACCGGCTTCATATACACCCAAGCCGAATAATTTAGCTTTTGTGACAACCCGAATTCCGTTATTATCAGAATGACTTATAACACTGTTGTAATAACAACCACCACAAAATATTCTTTCACGATCTTTCATAATCTGACGAAATAATTCATTAGTAGACATAACAGTAGCCCAAATACAATCATCCCGAATATCCAATTCAGCAAACCCTATTACCAATTCTGGATTACCAAAAGAATAGTCCCACACTACAGGAATTTTTTCTGGCATTTCAATAACCGATTTCTTTGGGAATACAAAACCATTTATACTTGGCTTATCAAATATCAATACAGGTCCTTCTAAAATTATTGGCTCCATTCTTAATTAATCCTCCTAGTTTTACGTTCTTCATATTCTTCTTTAGAGATTTCTGTCCACGCTATTGGCTCATTACCAATCGGCACCCTGAAGAATCTATTAATATCGATACGCTTCTGTTCTCCGTTCTCGTCATATTTCAACGCATATAAAATCCCGACAGTATCGAAATCACCATGTTTACGATCTGTAAGGAAATCGTCGCAAAATACAATAATAGAAGGACCAGGACTATAAGGCATAGTTATCGGGAACATCTCGTCAACCATTCGAGTTACTAGACCAGAAGTATACGAAGCATTAGGGTTATCAATATCCCGGCAGTAATATCGATCTACATCTGTATATTTAACATGCCCGTCATTGTATACATACTTAAACAAGGAAGACATACGTTTGCACTGGAATGTTATATAAGGCAAATCTTTAGATCTGGGGTGTTCTTTCCAAATATCATCTGTATCTTCAATAGGCGTAAGTGGCTTTCCATCAATCAACCAATTTAAGATATTTTTTGTGAACCCAATAGACATGCCCGAATGCCCGTCCTCACATAAACTCTCAAAAGCTTTTAATGCACTTTCGTAGCAAGCACAACCATAGTCGAATTCTCCTTCTTTTTTATCCGGATTCTCTCTCTTACAAGCAATCTCTACTTCCTTTTTAGCCCATTCCAACATACTCATAAAAATATCTCCTTTCAATTCCGTTATCACAATTTCTATGTATTCATCTTCTGTCTTTGACATTAAATGGATATCCAATAAATATAAAAAGAGAAGTCCCTGTGTTAGAGACCTCTCTTGCAACCTATTTATGATTAGCAATACGAACTTTGCAAATATCTGCAATAATAGTTCCGATTGTAGCAATACCAGCTGCTACCACCCAACCGGGTACATTAATAGTTTTCTCTCCATTTTTAATTTCCATCATTTTCGTTCTCCTTTTCTAATTTTTTAACAGTATTATTGTTCTCACATATATAACGGTCTTCACAAATACTGTAACAATTTTCGTGTCCAATAATGACATGATCTATCACGGGTATTCCAACAATAATACCCGTATCTTCTAATCTCTGTGTCACCGCAATATCATTGGCACTCGGCTGACCGTCACCACTGGGGTGATTATGTAACATAATAATATTTGATGCATTTGCTAGTAGAGCTTTTTGAAATACTTCTCTAGGCGATATAACTGACATATCTACACTGCCATGTGATATTTCAAATAATGCAATAAGCCTGCTCCTGGTATCTAAACATAGCATGTAAATATATTCTTCGGTTTCATCATGCAAGTGCAGATAGCCCTTACCAAAAGAAGCAACATCGCTAGACCGTCGGAATTGATTTCTAGGCATATCCGGATAATTTCTACTGGATTCTTTTACCAATACTGCTTTTTTATTTACGAGTTTAGTCTTATATCTGAGAACTCGCATTATGTCACCGCCCTTTCGTTTCTCTTACAATATATTAGCCTATTCCAAACACTGGACGAATACCGTAAGTGCTTGTAGCTACATCATTGCTAGCATCGCCATATTGCGAGACTAGAGTATATGTTTGTGCACTTGACAGATTCCGCAACCAATAGTTTGCACCAATAGTCTTCAATTCAGGCACAAGCTGGAACAGTGCCAACTGCTGCGTATCAGATGTCTGCCTATTATTGTTGTCGGTACAAATATATGTACCATGCACCATTACTTCGTTCATGAGATCGACAGATGTATTTCCCCAGGATTCATCATAAAACATCCTATGTGATATCAGTATATTTTTAAATACGTCCGGCAGCGAGTTAGCTATTTGATTTAACCGTGCATTTTTCATCGACGAGTTCCTGTAGCCACCCGCTGTGCTGTTGCTCGTATTCATCTGTCCGCTCCCTAATATAGTATCCGGTACTATTAATATATGGGGTTTTTGTACTGATTCTTGATAACCTACACCTTTCCAGTAATTAATGTCTGCAATTCGATATTTGACTCCGCCCTTTTCCCAGTAGTCACCGACGAACAGATCCCGAAAGCTGCCATCCCTAATTGCACTCAGTTGTTCCGCAGTGATTGATTCTCCAAAATTCTTTCCTCTGAAGATGTTCCGATGCATATAAGGATTGTCAAGTAGTGACTTAAGTATTGCTCCGATTGGTATTGTGTTGTCACCATAGTGCACTATTACATCACCTGCATACTCAGCGTTGCCGTCCCAATCGACTGTATGTATGTTTTTTCGGTTATTAGCGTCTGTGCCTCCACCTACAATATGGGCATACTTGCCATCTGCATCCTCCACATTGTACTTGCCCTGTACGTGCTGGTATTTACCTGATGCAATCGTTCCGCCACCTTCAGCATGAGATGCCATCCCATTTGCTATACTGATAAGTCCCTCTGCATGAGAGCATTTCCCATTGGCTTCCGTGGCGTAATTTTCAGCATTTGACATGTCCGCAGCAGCTTTTGAATTGTATCCTGATGCATGGGAGTAATTACCTGTCGCATACGTATTATACCCCTCGCTATGAGCAGCTTGACCACTTGCCGTAGTACCGTAACCCTCTCCGTGAGCATATTTACCTGATGCAATCGTTCCTGCACCACCTTCTGCATGAGATCCACGTCCAGTCGCTTTTGTCAGTTCTCCCTCTGCGAAGCTGTACAACCCCGATGCTTCTACATCATACCCAAAAGCTATACTTTTCTCTCCAACTGTTGTGCCTGTTTTTCGTCCGAAACTAACAGACCCGTCTGCTGATAGATATTTACTGTCATTCTCAAGCTGACTTACCCGTATAGGGATAGTAGTACACTTTTCATCCAACTCGTCAATTTTTAGCAACACCTGCGTGATTAAATCAGTATTAACATCTTCAATAACCTGATTAGTATCCATACCTTCGCTAATATAGCAATCTCTATTAATTTCGGAATTCCAACGATTCGTTGAAGCTCCTGACGAATCCGAATGTTTTGCACATACGAGAAAAGTGATTTTTCCATTTACATACGCTACGTGTTCACTGATAGTCCAGGTGAAATTAATCATGTTTTCATCATCGGGATCGACAGCAGTGTTAGCAACATGATAACTTCCAGTTTTTCCATCGCTACGTACGTAATTGATATACATAGTCATATCAAGCAAATCGATACCATCCCAATATCGTGGACAATCGAATGTAACACTTTCAACATTTTTGTCATACTGTACACCTAATCTTTTCAGATCTGGTGGCACTGTAATCACTCGATCTTTACCTATAACAATATGAGCTTCTTCGTATGGGGATACAGGATATAAATTCTCATCATTCACATCTAGTGTATTTAATAATTCTTCTGCCTTATCCATTTTGATTTATTCCTCCCTCACACAGTAATTAACTTCGAATATGTCCTGAGATGCTTACCTGTTCGGGTCTTTCCTAATACGGCAATTCTGAAAAAACCTCCGTCTAAAGCTTCTTTAGGTATTACACATGTGATGCCGTGTTCTAATATCTGAGGATCATACTCTGTATTACCTTTACTAAATTGAGCAACTTTCACGGAATTATCCCAGTCGCTAGAGAACTCAAATTCAGCCATAACAATATCCCCATTGTCTAAAAATTCCTTGGGTATTGTGTCGTTTTTCAAATCTGATTTAATTAAATTCCCATTTACTTCGAAATTAATTTTTCTTATCATTTCTCTTCTCCTGCTTTTCTGGGCTGTTATTTGTTTCAGGAGTGGTATCAGTTTCCTGTTTCTTCTGCATCTTTGGATTACTGTTTGACTCAGAAACGGTTTCTACTTTACTTCCTGTTTTAGTCCACACATATTCATACTTATCGTTCGACGACGAATTACCAGCATATGTGCATTTATATACATCACCTGTATTAAGATCTGTATATGTATCCCCGAGTGATCCTTTCGTACGTGCTACTGGTCTTCCCTGTCCTTTAAGCTGTGCCATGTTTCTTTTCCTCCTAAAATATAATTTTGATAGCCTCAACCCGTATCATTTGCTATCTCTCATGTCGATCTCCCTCAATTCCCGATCCAGACCGATTCCCCATTAAATTTCTTTATCTGATGTATTCCCAGTCCTCAGAGAGAATATCGCCAATACTCGGTACCCACATTGCATGACTGCCGTTAGCGGTCTTGATCTGTAAATATGGATCGCACTTGAAAAGATCCCCTTCGTTCAGTCCCCATGCTTTGGCTGTCTGCAGATTACACGGAATACCATCCGGATAGCCCTTCTGATATACAACAAACATACCCTTACCGTTCCATCCAAGTCTGAAGATCTTTTCTCCTGCTTTTACTTTCTCTAATGCCTGTCCAAAATTCATCGATACATTCCTCCTTAAATATAAAAACAAAAGAGCCTAAGTCATTTTTTGACCTAGACCCCTGTCTTGCAATTAATACGGTTACTCTTCCGGATACTCCTCTTCAGCGTACTCTGCTGCGAATCTGTCAATGTTCTGAACTACTTTCATACTCTGCAAATATGCTGTACGATAGTACTGTCCGTTAACCTCTGAATCGTACGGTCTAATATCCAAACTTACTGACGCAATATCAATATCATCGAGCATAGATACTGTATCCTCATATAACTTTCTGTGAGATGCACCTGATTCTACATATACCTGAGGACCTCGATCGTTGAACGCCACCTTTACTGGCAGATAAATAAATGGAGCATCACCCTCTTCTCTTGGAGCTTTGATTTTTACGTTCCAACCTACACCGAAACGATTGAGATCATTCATAAGTGCATTAGCCATCTCCTCAGCACTGACCTCTCGTCCGTCAACACTTCCTCCGGTAATCAACAGTGCAAAATTGCGATCACCCTCTTTATTGAATTTCCCGCCCTCTCCTCTGAAGTTCTTAAATACCAGGCGAGCATTATCAATCTGTAAAATTCCTCTTGGTGCAAAATATAATTCCATAGTTCTTTTCTCCTCTATTTTTTAAAATAATATTTCTTAATGTATTTCTTGTAATAGTGACCATCACCGTTTGTGTCATAGTACTCATCTACAATCCGGTAATCTATATGCTTCTTCCGCCACTGTTTGATTCTTGCAAGCAAGGGTATTCCTCCTTTCCTGTATTTTCGGACATAAAGAAAAGAGCCTAAGACATCCCTGGCCTAAGCCCCCTGCTTTTGAATCTTATTTGTTAATATGTACCATTACTTTACTGGTTTGCACCATTTGAAGTCTGGATTCTCAGTACGGACTCCTGTCATCACACCACCAACGGATGTTAATGCTATTCCTAACAATAATAATTTATTGTTATCTGCAAGCTTCCCATCCTTGATTTTTACTGCACTGTGAATCAAGCCCATTCCTGTTCCAGCAACTACCGTGTCAACTAACCTTTTAATGTTCATAGTAATACCTCCTAAATATTATTCTCATAAAAGTGTATGTTTTTGTTGCGGATTAATTAAATGGTAACTCAACCGGATCCTCATCGAATGGGATTTTTTCAGGTAACCCTTCTGGAATATTCATAAAATCCGGTATCTTAGGTTTAGCAACATACGGATCATCCGATGCAAACCACTCAAAGTCTACATATTTATTGATCGTATCTACTGCTGCATCCACCAAATCTGTAAAATACGATGTATCAATATTATCTTCGTTAGCTCCACGAATCATCTCAGATTCCAACCAACGATACCCGATGGTTCCTGATGCCGCGGATTTCTTTTCTCCGTCAATACGATACATAATACCCCCACCGGCTCCTGATTTAATTGGACAAAAATGTCCAACGCGTCCAATAAACGTATATTTATGACCGGTTTCAATCTTTTCTGTCAGTTCTGTCCTCATAGTTTCAAACATAACATCAGAAATTTTACCCTGTTTATATTTGGTCTTAAGTTTATCCAATTCTTTTTCATAACTGCTGACATCCGGTAACTTTTCATTCATATCCAAATATAATGCCCCGGATGTTGTTGAGAATGTATCGCACATGTCATTAAACTCAATATCTTCGTGACTAAACAGTTTCTTAAATACATAAGGTACTGCAAACTGCTTACCTGTAGCTGTCCATTCACCGTCTTTGGTTTTTGCGATATATACGGCATCGTTAACCAGACAAAATTTCTCAAACTCTGCTTCAGTCTCGAATGAATATCCGTACTCTTTACCAAAGTCAAGTACAAACTGCTGAATTTCAGGTGTAGCATCTGGTATCTTGATACTATCAGTCTTGATATGAGCTACAGTGAATCCACGTTTCTGTACTTCACGTTTAAGCAATGTCATGAACAGAGCCCCACGTTTAGCTACAATATTGTCAATATTTCTAGGGTCTCGGAATGCACACTTATATGATGCCTTAGTCTGTCCATATACTGAATTTACGACAGTCTTCAGAGCATTTGCCAGCATCTTTGTGGTAAGATTTCCATCGATAACCTGCTGAATATATGGTTTCAATTTGCCATCAAACAAACCATCAATGTCCTGCCATGCCTGATGTTTGATAGATACACGTCCGACCACAATATCCCGGAACGCCTTGGTATACTCAGGTCCGAACAGAACCTCTGCAATAATACTAGACGGGTGCTGTCCTGTAACATCACCATCCCACATATCTCCATAGAATCCCGGTTCGGCATATACTCGTCCACCTTCGCCAATATCTTCACCAAGATATGTAGACTTACCTCTTTCGAACTTGTATCCAGGAAAGAATGGCAAAATACTCCATCCATCAGGTAACACCTCTCCTGGAATATAGTCACGATACTGTGGCATTCCATCTGCATCAAATACACGGAACTTATAGTCCGGACCAAACTTCTCACGATACTCATCATATTGGTCACTTCCAACCGGTTCTGCAAGATTACGATAGTTAAATTGACTCTGTGGATTTCTGTCATTACCAAATATAATCCTCTGAGACAGTGTATTTGTTGTATCATTTACAGACATCCCGGTAATATCCGCAAGAATCTGACGTGCAACCCAGTCTCCTTTAAGATAGTGAAAAGCTGCCTCTGTACTGACCACGTCATTAATACAGTAATCAGCAACTTTGCTCCATAACTCTTTAGGCACTGGCTCGTCCCAAGACAATCCAAGTTCCTGATGATGATCACCAGATTTAATAATAGCAATCTCATCATCCGAGAATTTCTTTTTACGGAGATCCTCTTCTGTCTGTTTCGAGTTTCTTCAAGCTCTTTTTATTACCGGCTGATGCAAAGTCGAGAATATCGGTATACGATAAACCATACGCTTCACCGAATTTTGCCTTTCTACTGATATCTTTGTCCTTATTAATCAGACGTTTTGAAAGGTTATAGAGCTGTTCATTTGTATAGCCCATAAGACATGCATAAATCATATGGTTATCGTACTGACGGTTATTAAAACCTACCAATTTGAATTTAGTAAGTTCTTCGATCTGACTTGGTGTTGGATTGATCAATCTCACCACTGGCTTTCCAAGACCTTCCATCTTATAGCAGACAAGAAATAAATTAGGAAATACCTCAATGTCGTAGAATACCAGTTCATCCGGAGTATCTTTATCTCCTGTAACGACTGATGCATCTTCTGACTTGAAATGCATCTTGCCAACTATTTTGAGGCATGTATCCGACTGATTACTACTGCTCATAGCTAATGCATATACTGCGTTCTTCATATCAGATACGTCATACCCCATCCCGCTGTCGTATGCTTCTTCCAAGGTCTTGTAGATCATATCAACACTCGGTTTGGTGTTACACATTATTTCTTTATTAATGTGCCTTCTTAGGATTGCACGTAGATGTTGCTCATTCTTCAATCCTTCGTAATTTCGCACTTTCTTCACTCCTTTCATCGGCAGTCCGCTGGAAATAGTCGCCACCGGAAGATCGTTACATCTGCTCAATCTTCGTCGTAGCGAACTATTACCAGTGAATACCTTGACCTCCACATCATCTGTATAGATTCTGCTGAGTTTAGTTACGTCGTCACCTGCATAAATATAATGAAGATGAATGCCGTTACCACCCTTACTAACCTCAGCATATGTTGGAGGCCATTTTGATGCTTCCTGCAGATTCTTCTCGAAACACTTGTTACCACTCTCGTCTCTAATGTCAAAATCAATAACAATGTGATTCTCTGGAACCCGCACATAATGTACTTTCGATGTATCCAGATCGGACAGTTTAGTTGTCACGTTATCCCACTTCTGAAGTGGCTTCTCTGAGTCTTCCACCGTCGCATACTGGGCTGGACACTCTGCACAAATTGCATCAAAAATAGAAGCCTGCTCTTTGAACTCAATCAAATGAACCGACTCCTCTTCTTTTTCTTTCTTTCTCCCACCACTCATATCTTCTTCAAAAATATCAGTACGGAATTTACTGTAATAATTTACAAGTTTTGTTCCATCTTCCTGATCGACACGATCTTCGTAATCCCAGAAGTAGTTCTTCAGCTCTTCCTTGAATATACGTTTGGAGAATGGTGTAAATACTTTTGCTTCTTCTACATACTGCTTATACATTTCCCAAGCAGCCTTTAATGATGTCCCGTCCTGTTTCTTAAACACAGAATATGCATCGCACACAAAGTTGTAGAAATCATTTGAAGCACTCATCATATTCTTCGGAATATAATCATCATAGTAATCCGGGTCTTCTTTATAGACCTGAAGACAATGATATGCAATTGCTCCCAACTCAAACGGAATCTGTTTGGTAAGTCTACGATATTCCCGAACGCCAAGTTTTCTTCCAGATGGATTTACATCAATTAAACGCCTGAGTAAACCAGACTTACCATCCGTGATTTTAACCGGCCTATTAGTACCCACAAACAAGAAGCATTTGAACTTAGATTCATAGATACCTTTAAATTTCTCATTGATCGGCATAGTTTCATGGGATACTAATGAGTTCAGCCGGGTGTTGTCCTCAATCCGGCTTAAGTCACCGTCATGTTGTATTGCTACAAGAGGACCTGACTTAAAAGGCTCCAGAGCAAATGCATTATTAGCCTGTCCGAGAGCCCTTGCTTCAAATGTACAGTAATATCCATTAAATAACTCCTGCACTACATTCAGAATTGTGGATTTACCTGTTCCGGCTGCACCATACAGAACCATGAATTTCTGAATGGTACGAGAATCACCAGATACAATAGAACCGATAGCCCATTCGATCTTATGACGCTCGTCCTCGTCATACAATGTACCAACCAGCTTGTCCCATGCCTCATAAGTACCTTCAACCAAAGGATATGGTAATTTCTTAGTAGCGTAGCTTTCTCGTGTTGTCTCGGTATTTTCAAATATAAGCTCCTCATCAAGATCATGATAATTATCGCGCATCTGCTTTTGACAATACTTGTGAAATTTATCGATGCTGCCGGAATCAGAATCCCACATATGCTTTATGCGAGGTTCTCCAAATATACGTTCCTCGTTATCTCGTACCCAATTGCTCATAGCACGATCGACCAGTCGTACTACATCGTCCTCATCGGTACTCCAAAGATGCCTTTCTTCATCCCAAATAGCATAGAAATCCCGACCTCTTATCATAAGATCCTTGGATTTCTGCATTATGAATTTAGGGAAGACTTCGGTGATCTTGTCTTTATCACTGTACTTCGTCGCTACGGTCATGAAGTCCAACATTCATCCAATGCCCTCCCTTCTTAACTATTACTTCCATTATTAAATTGTTCCTTTAAGTTATTCTATCCAGATACCAGAGCATCTGTGTCCAGGTATCCACATCTCTTAAATCCGTATGAATACCCGGAATAACAAACAATCCGCCAGTTCCGTCAGGCTCATACTCACGATTCAAAAATCGCTCAATAATAAACGAAACTTCCTTCTCATCAAACCGATCATCTGTCATTCCTCCCAGTCCGAGATTATTGATCATCTGCCAAAACCACTGGACTGTACGATTCCCTTTTGCAGCATCATCCATAATATCTTCGCATCGATATGCCAGTCCCATTACCATCTCCAGTACACTACATGGGTCGTTCAGTTCGTAACCAGTGGTTATATGATTTTCATATATAAATGACCACCTCATGCCTTCCTCTCCATCTTCAGCACGGTTGACATCGTCAGGTAATGACCAACGATATTCAATGCTATGCAAATATGATAGCAATTTACGATATGAGATATTTTTTCTAAAACGCCCGCGACACACGATGCCCAGTAACCATTCAAAATATTCTTCTTTTAAGTTACTCATCATACTCCTCATCGGAATTTAAATCAGAGAATGCATGATACTCTTTTAGAATCTCGTAATCTATTCTCTGAATATCGTTTCTTACATAGACCGTGTCCGGATCATTTTCATACTCTCCAAAGTAAGAAGTAACTTCATCTACATCTCCGATCAATTCATCTACATTTGCTACTATTTTCTTGTCATCGTTTGTGACTTCACCGTCAGTCCAATACCAAAGAGTCATTGGTGTGTAATCACAGTCGCAAAACTGTTCAGGCTGGATAACATATGGCCCTTTCTTATCTTCCGCTGTTTCTTTCGGCTCTTCATCAGTAACTGTGTTGTACTGATGTTCTTTGATTACTTTATCAACAGCTTTAAGATCTTCATCAATTTTTCCTGCCTCTTCTATTTCAGCCTTTCTTGCATATGTTTCTTTAACCTGTTCAATTTCATCGTTGGCTACCTTTTCGTAATATTTTTTAGCAAATATAACTGTAGCGGCTGATCCGGAAATAAATCCCAATACAAACGTTAAAATATTTTTATTCATTTTCTTCGTTCTCCTCTTTTTTAATAGTTAGTACTGTTACCGCTAATCCTCCGAAAAACAGACTCATGGACAACAGTACCCCACCTACGATATGACGGCTCTTATTTGTTTTCAGGATACGTGTTATAGTGTTGATACTTTCTTCGATTCGTTCCATACACACCACCCCTTTAATATAGTTACGATTCGAGTATAATGATGCCACCTACAAAGCACATGCCTGACAATGCTGCAAATATCACTGATAAACCTTTTAACATAGGTCACTCCTCCTTATGTATTACTGGAACAGAACCTTTAAGAATATAAGTATTCTCTCCGATTACTACACCTCTAATTTGTCCAAGTCTAAACCATGTATCGACTGTTGCAATACCAACACCAAGTCGTACAGCAGTTTCGTCCATCGATTCAAAACATGAATCAAATACAGACTTGTCTTCAAGCTGGTTCTCCAAAATAAATATAATAATTTCTCTGCCGGTCATATCGGTATCTCCTTTCATACAAAATTATCCCCAACTGATGTATTACACACCAAACTGGGGATAATCGAACATATCTCTATACGGATTTCCTGAATAGCAGGTACTTAGACCCGCTGTTCAAATTGCGTTGAGAATATCTCCGTCTACATTGAAATCGAGCAGAATAGATCTCTCGTATCCGTTTACAAATCTACGATTCGCTGGATTTGCTATGTTGTAAATGCCAAAGTCTACCTTATCGATGACATTCTTATCGTAAATCCATCCAATTACCTGCCCCTGTCTTGTTCTCTGAATGCCAAGCATTTCATATACTTCATTCAAAAACAGATAACCACGGGATTCCAGAAGATCGTTTGCGTACTGCTGCTGATTTCTTAAGAACATCAGATTGTACTCAGGATCTTTTGTCCAACCAGGGCATGATTCATCGAAGAATTTTGCGTACTCGCTGGACGGGTCGATGTCTGCGATCTCTGTAATTTCTTTTACGGTTCTCTCTTTGCCGGTTTTCTCATCAATTACGGTCTTTTCAACCTCTTCTTTTCTAATGTTATAACGGAGTTCACGATCCAGCTCATTTCCAAAGCGATCAATAACTCTTCCGCGATAATCCTTGAAGTTCTTGTTAACTACTTCATAAGCTGCAGCGAGAGCCACATTACGTTTCTTAAGTACATTGTGACCTGCTAAAATAGCTGTGATCGAAATGGTGCCAACCGCGATTGCCGGAGCGTACAGTTTAAATAACTTCAGTCCACGCTGTGTATACATTACTGTAAGATCTTTCTGATAATCTTTCTCTGTATACTTATCAGAAAATCCGGTTTCCTCTACATAGTTTTTGGTCTTGGCAATCTGTTCTTTATTTTCCGCCAAAACTTCATCGATCTTTGTAGTTGCTTTACATGCCATAACAGTGGTTACAATAGTACCTCCGACTCCAGCGATCACCAAAATTTCTGGAGCGTGCTTTTTCATTTTAAAAGCAACCTTATTTACTGCTCTATTAATACCTGCCGGTAATTTAATATTTTTCATAATTCATTAATCCTTTCACATATATTCTTTTACTTTTCTGCCTGCTGCATCTTTAAACTCTTTAATCGGGAACTCTAACTCCTCTAATTCAGATAGCATCACATAGCCCCATTCCCATTCCCAGATGCAACAGTAGCCGAATAGTAACCAATCTCCATTTTCCTGTTTTTCTCCTTCAGTCAAAATCCATGTTCCAGGTCCTTCACTGTTGTAAAACATAACTGCAATCTCGGCATTAAAGCCTTTTCCATCCTGAGAAGACAGAGGATGTTGCAGCAACGATTGTTCTATTCTTTTTGTCATAAGTTTCGCCATAATGCTACCTCCATTTTGAATTAATCAATAGGCATAGCCCGTGGGAGCTTCAAATAGTAGCCATCATGACCACGCATTACCTCTGCCGTACGCAGATTGAACCATCCGTAATTACGTGCAGTATACGGTACTGACAGTCCAGCCATATCATACATATCGGCTACCGTAACCAATCCGTACCCTGATTCACGATCAACCATCTCTCGCATTTGATCCAACACAAGCTCGGCATCGCCACGACTATCGAAGGTAATATCATCATAATCAAATGCATTACCAGGTCTTGCTCTACGCTCATGTCTGTCACGATCCTCGTAATAACTGCGATATGGCGGACGACTATCATTTCTGGATCGCTTGCTACCACCCTCTCCTCCAAATAAAATCATGTCCACTACATCCAGAATTGTTTTCTTAAATGTAGGAATCAGAACATCTCGAATAACATATGACTTAACATTAGATGCATCATCCGAAATAAGCATAGAGGTGACTTTTCGCACCTCATTAGGTTTGGTCTTGGCTTTTCCAGTAATAACCTTAGTCACCTTTCGCTCATTATCTTCCTTGGTGTGTCCGGCGTTTCTATTCATGTCATATTCTGCCATCGTATTCCTCCTTAATTAACCATTTTGATTTCTCCCGGCAATGTGATTCTGCTGCTCGGGAGTCTGTTGCTTTGCTTTTTGAACTGATATATAAGATTGCTCTTGGCTTTTCTAGCCGTTGGAGCTTTAGTTTCACCAGTCCATTCAGACGCAATAATCTTATCAAATAACAGAACTGGCCCTATATATCGGTACAGGTGATTGTATGTGTAATCCTGCATAACACCATCTCCTTGGAAATAAATATGCTCTACTTTCGTAGCTCATCTTGAAAACAAAAAGAGAAACCCAAGTATTTCTACTCGGGTCTCCCCTCTGATTAATAATTACTTTTCTTCTGAATGATTAAGGTTTTCCACATCTTCGTCATCCAGATCAATAACTTCCGATTCTCTTTCTTCCGGCTCAGCATCTTCTACCCAGCCGATATGAAAGTGCCTTTTCTTTTTAGGTTTTCCAGTCTTTTTAGCATTCAGCCTGTCGTAAACGACCTTTCCTGCGGTCGCTATACCAGCACCTACAGCTAAAGCTAAAGCAACTACCAAAGCCTTTCCAGAACCACCTTCTGTATCGCCTGAGACTTCATAAGTCTCTGTCACCGGTTCCATCTCATTAGTCATTTCCTCTGTTACTTCTACTCTGTTTTCTTCCATTTTCGTATCCTCCTTAATGAAAATTAATTATTTTCTCATAACACCACATGTATTTTTCGCGGATTAATATAGCTTATCGAATCCATACACTGGACGTACCCGGAAGTCCATTACAATATAAACTCGGTTATCTATCACAATAGTGTCACTCAGCTCAATATCGATTTCGTCGCCCCCGATACACCAACCTATTTCATCAGAAACACCAGTGTGGGGAATTCCAAGTTCGTCATACAACTGTGATAATGAGACATACATCTCAGACCGCATCGCTTTATTCAATTTATTAGCAGCCGCATCCATGGCATTTTTGCTAGATTTGAACGGTTGATTACTCATGGCATCAACAAACCAGGTATCACCACCATCAGCAATAATGATCTGTGCTTTCTTCTCATCATCAATTACCTGTTTAACATGCCCCTCAGCTACTTTCTGCTTGATATCTTTCATTTTCTTTTCAGAAACCACTTCTTCTACTTTATCCTTATACTCGGACAAAGCGGTCTCAGATAACTTATACGCAGAATATAACGCTGCATGTCTACGTGTATGTACTGAATTTGCTCCAATAACACACGCAATAGATGCCCCGCCCATAGCTACCACCGGAAGAAATGGTTTCCATACAGCTTTTATTACTTCGGGTGTTGTAAGCTTAATATTGGGTTCATCTGCTTTACGAGCTTTATTCTTTTCTTTCTCAGCTTCTTCAATCAATTTCAGAGCTTTAGGCGTTGCTTTTACTGCCAATACTGTAGTAGTGATACCCCCTGCAATACCCAAGCCCGTAAGGATTGCCGGACTGTTCTTTTCCGCTTTTACAAGTATTTTTTTAATTCCGACTGGAACTTTAAATTTCATGATGTAATCTCCTTCCAATGTAAAATAAAAAAAAGAAGACCCAACTATTTCTAGTCAGATCTTTCATTTTGAAATTATTCTTCTGAAGAGTTCTGTTTCTCTTCAAGAATCTCTGCTGCTCTT